TGCGTGAGACAATCACCCCATCGCCTGAACTATTCGTAATTATACCACTGTTTTGTGTAAGCTCAAAGCTGTTATTCACTATCTCAGCGCCTCACTTATTGCATTTTCAAAGTCACGCACAATCGTTCTGTACTCGGTGTCCACAACGTATCTATCCGTTTGCCACAATCCACGATGGATGCGAGCCTGAAATTGATACGACTGCACTAGTGGTGCATAGGATGCGTTATTTCCGACTTTGCCCTGAATACCACCGTTTAGGCTAGTAACCCGACCCGACCATCTCTTACTCAGATTTTCGGATGTTCTCTTTTTGCTCCACTTGAATCCATAACCACGAATGTAATTACTTCCTGGTCTTTCGGCTGGGTACTCTCTCATTCTGTGTAAAATTCGTGTCACTGAACGTTCCATAGGCTGGCGTAAGTGCTTCGTACCTTCCACTTTCCCAAGCTTCTGGATAAGCGTGTCGATGCCTTTGATTTGAATTGATACACTCATACCCATCTCCCCTCAAATGGCGAACAGATAGGGCATACCCGCTCATCTTTACTAGTACGAAACACCCAATGTCCCTTATTCTTGTCGTCAATCGCAATACTAAGCCAGCATCGACAATTTACGTGAGTGTTTTCAGGTGGACGGATAGACGGTTGATGGTCGATCACGCCACTCTCAATGCCTGCTGCAACCGTTCCCTGTGCTGCGGCTCTCGTTACTTCAGTTGCGGCGATTCTCTCGGCTCGCTTTCGTCCGAATACAGGTTCCAAGTCTTGTATCAATTGCTCTAATGGCTCCCGGTTCTCGAACCACCGTGCAACTGTGCTGCCAACTAGCCTACCAGATGTAACCGCCATTTGTTCAAGTAGCGTATCAGTATATGCAATCGCCCAATCTCTAGCGGATGTGTGCGCAAGTAGGTAATCGAAGCCGATGCCGACACTCTCCAATTGCGCAATGCCGATACTCACACCCAAGTCAGCACTATCAATCAACGCTCTACTTACCGCATCCCGTAACGCTTGCTCTTCTCGAAATGCTCTCTGTATCCGGCTTGCTTCGATATTCGGGTCAATGAATGCGCCGCCAAAACCATCATAGCCAGCCGGATAAAGCGTGTTCACCATCTCGGTGAAAGCTTTATCGATGTTGCGTGCGCTACGTCGCTCCAACTCCATGCGTATTTTCTGCTCGGCTTCGTCGTCATCTGGATTCATCAAAAGCAAAGCCTTTACGCTCTCACGGGTAAACGTCTCCGGTAGCGTAAAAAAAGGCTGCTCGGTCGCCACCTCCCGCACATCGTCGGCTATCTCGTGCAGTTCATCATGCGTAAGATACTCAGCCTTAAACATGTGGATGTCGGCGTTCTCTCGCTTCTTTAACCACTTTCTAAACTGTGCAGCCTCTTTCGTTTTCGCCTGCGTGTTATCGGCTGCGTTTTCCTTCGGCTGGCTGGCATCCTGCGCATTGTTTGACTGTGCGCCATTCTGCTGATACTTCGCCAACTGCGCATCGAGTAACGCTTGTTGCGCTGCGTCTGCCTGCTGTTTTGCCTCGTCTAACGATTCGTATGTCACGCCATCAGGCAAGCCGATGCCAAGAATCTCAGCGGCTACAGACAGTTTCATGCCAGCGTTGACAAGCTGCACCAATGCGCCCGCACGCTGCTCTTCGTCCTCTTGATAGATAGACAAAGATTCTGGCTTAAACACAATGCGATAACCAAGCTCCGTAAATAGCTGGCGATTCAACGAGTTAGCGATTGTTTTCGCTCTCGGTATGATAGTCGTATCGTAGAGATTCAGCCTGTCCGCTTCGGCTGTAGCAAAGTTTGAGGCGTTACTCATTACCATCGAATGCGGAACGCCTAACGCAGTACTAATCGCCTCACGCTTTTCTTCGGTTAGGCTATTGTTATTAAGCGCCTCTAGTCCCTCGCCTACAACAATCGGCTTTACGCTTGCCGAAATGATTTCAGTATTGAAAGCGTTTTTCACACCACTGAACGCACGCTGCCACCATGCTTTCAAACGTTCTCGTTCAGCCGGAGGTGGCATTCCCTCGACTGTCAATAGCGTCGGCTTAATTGCGCCACGTTGAAAGAACAGGCTGCTATATTGATTCAGGTTGTAGATAACCTGAGCATCAAGTAATGCCGCCGCCACTGGCGATGCACCTGGTTCTGTCTCATGCAATGGATTAAGGATGTGAAAATAGATGATATTCTCAACCGCCCACGGCTGTACGCTAACGCTACCGCCCGTGCTGCCGATAGTGCGCTTATATCCAATCAAGCCATCAACAGGACTCCATATTGGCTCCATTGTCGAAGGCGCAAACCATCGTAAATCCTCAATGCGTTTTCCACGATTGCGAACCTTCCCGATGTAGGCAGTGCCTGTAATGCACAACGCCGACTCTGCCAGGTAGAGCAAATCAGGTAGAGACTCTAGCCACGGAAGAAACGAATAATCTTCACTCTCACTGTTGGCGATCTCGCTATCACCTTTCATCAACGACCACGGAAGTTCTTTTAGTGCACCCGCCCGAAGATGAACGCAACGATTCACCCAGCCAACCGCAGAGTAAGCCACACCAACATCGACAGATGCGCCGCCGTCGTTTATCTCCCAGCCTAAAACATCACGCCATGCGTTAGCATCCGTGAGAGATAAAGGAGTCATTTTAATGTTACTGTTTCCGCTTCCGTATGCCATTTGCACCCGTCGTGAAATAAAAAAATCCGCTATAGAAATTATAGCGGATTGAATGTATATTTAAAGTCGCCTAAAGGTATACGTTTTAAAAGATAAGTATTCCTTGCTGACTTGCCTCGATTGCGCAACGTGTTGACATCTCAATAGTGGATGTGCAACCGCTCCTATCCTTCGCTCTTTGCATGTATGTTTTGACTGTGTGAATAGACAAATTAAGCTCGCTCGCAATTTGTTTGTATTGCTTGCCCTGAGCTTTCAATAATGCAACCTCTTTTTGTCGGTTCGTGAGTCTGCTCATAATTGTCATTAGCCATCATATTAAATCACAAAGTCAAACCGCTTTTTGACTCCCAAACAGTTACACCATTGCATGAAATTTCTACCGGCATCGAGTCGCTATCACTATCCCTGTATGCCCTAGCTTTCTCTCTTGCCTCGTATTCTGTACTGAAACGCTCAATGAATTCTCCAGCATATGACGTGCAAAGTAACGTATATGGTAACTCTTCAGACTCTAACCTGTTCCATTCCGTTTGCATTGCCGCAAATACCATACTATCAATTATTTTGTTTCCCATAATTGTCATTGCATCCTACAAAAACAAAGAATTCGTCCCGTTTGTCGCCTGCCACACCATCAACGCCCGACTGATCACAGTATCGTCATTCATGCCGTCCGGTGCGCTGTAACTGCTGCGTCCAGTGCTTGACGACACTGTGCGCTCATATGCTTCTAGTTCTGCTGTCCACACTTTATTGTCGATGAACTGCCATTCCGCTTTCTCTAGTGCAAGCGCCAGGTTTTCGATTAATGGCGGCTTACTCTGCGCCGTGGTATTAAAGCCAACGGCTGGCAATCCTAGCCGTTGCACTTGTTCAAACACGGGTTGACCGATAGAATTTAATTCAGTTAGTATAGCAGCTGGTTGCCACTTGTCGGCTAGTGCTTTCAGCCGTTGCACCTGAAACGCATAGTCAATCTGGTTGAATCTATCGTGCGCAACTTCGCAATGGCAATCAAGGCAACCGAACGAAAATGCGCTGTAGTCACTCTGCTTGCCCCAATCACAGCCAGCAATGATAGTGTGTCCTCGGTGCGCTTCTGGCGTGGATGGCTGCGCAGTGGTACAGGCTGAAATGTTGCGGAAGACTGAACCACCATCGATAAACTCGGCTAACCATTCCTGTTTGTATGTATCCTCTGGCACTCTATCCCGTGCCAACTCAAATGCACGTTTAATGTTTGGGTTAGGGTTTGCGTTTGTTGGTGCGTGCCAGGATGCAATCTCTTTGTTTTTGTCTACCCCTCTCGCCCACTCTTTGAAGAACCAGTTTTTACCCTTTGGCGTGCTAATTAAAATAGCGTCACCGTCAAAATCTGCGAGTGTTGGCATGATGGCATCTGACCAACCTTGCTCCGGTATGCGTGCAGCCTCATCAATGACAACGAGGTGAAACGATTCACCACGAATACTATCTATGTTGTCACCGCTAAAAACACCGAGAAAGCCGCCACGCTTCGTCTCTATGATTCTGTCCGACTTACTAACGGACATCCGTTTTGCTTTGACATCTTCAGCCGTTGCCAATAATAGCCATCGCCAAAGTGGACGAGTGTTTTTGTATGTCGGTGCAATCCATGCAACCTTACCATGCTGCGCTAATGCGTTACCGCATATTGCACCACCTAGCACAGTTTTACCCCACCGCCTACCCATCGATAAAACTTTTGTCTTTGCGGGGTGCAGTGCAATCTCTAGCTGATCCTGTCTAAGCTTCGGTAGTTCCATTCAATCCCGCACGGTAATCAACAAACTTCACCTGAATAGCTTCACCGTCTTTGCCGCTGATTTCTGTCTTGTTCTCGTTCGGCACTTTCCCATAAGCCACCTCAAAAAAATACATTTGCAGACGTGGGTCTTTGCTTGCAGCCCACTGACGAAGGATAGCTTCCGTTACTGTGACCGTATCGCCTTTACTGTTTGTCACTTCCTCATGTGCGATAGATTGCGCCAATGCTCTAGCGGCATCAAATGACTTTGGACGCCCCTTTCGATTTATGCGCTTGTCGCCTTTGACAAATCCTTTGCCAGTAGCGCCGCCTAGTTGTTTTTCCGTTGTATTACTACGCATCTAATAGTATCGGCTCTTTACCCGTCACATCCACCCAACGCTGAATCGCTACTGCAACATATGCTGGCGAAATTTCTACGGCTCGGCACTTGCGGGATAGGTTTTCACAGGCGATAATGGTTGTGCCACTACCGCTGAATGGTTCGTAAACGATTGCGGCATCTGGCGAGAACCAACGAATCGCCATTTCAGGTAACTCTATCGGAAATGCAGCATGATGTTCTGTTGATTGTGAGTTTGTGTTTGATATATCCCACTTTGCATACCTGACTTCGTTTTTTCCTTGCGTAGTGAAATACGAATCACCCATAGACAGAACAAAAACAAGTTCCCAATTTCTACTTAAAATTCCCTTGGTTGCGGTTGGAAATCCAGTTGATTTATCCCAACATATCGTTTCCTTGACTGTCATTCCATGCTTTCCAGAAAACATTGACAGCCCATAACCATTCCGCATGTTGGCGTTATACATAACATTCCAAACGGCTGGAGATTCCTCATTCTTGCAATTTTCCGAAAAACGTAAAATTGTATTGTCACATAGCTGCAACCATTCAGATAAGGATTTTTTATCCATGCTCTCGTCTTTATAAAATCTCTTTGAATCCCCGCTGTAGTCGTACTTCATACCGCCACTGCTGTTGTTGTATGGCGGGCTTGTAAACATCAAATCTGCCTTCTCCCCATCCATCACCCGCTCAACCACCGCTCTATCCGTGCAGTCACCGCAAATAATCCGATGCTCTCCAAGCTGCCACATCTGCCCACTCT